CTCAGAGGATGCCTCAACTAACTTATCTGGATCACCTGATTCGTAAGCCTCTTTGTAATCCTTTTTAGCCTTTTCTAGCTCTGCATCTACTCTACCTTTAGCCTGATTTATTAAGACACTTTCACCATCAGATAGACTTTTACGCAATTCTTCGTTTTCTTTCTGAAGTTTTTTGGCATAGTTTAGTGCCTCCTCTTGCAAACGAGAGGCTTCTTCTTTGGCTCTACGCTCTTCGTGATAGTCGTATTTCAAAGCCTTTATACGCTTCTGAACTTTCTCACTATAGTTTTTGGCTTCATCGTCATCATCCTCAACCTTAGTGGTTACAGCTTCGTTTCTCTTTGCAACCCTGTCTTCTTCAGGTCTATCGTCAACAATTTCTACCTCAAACGGTGTGTCATTAGCTTTCGGTGACTGTACTGGCTTATCTTCCCCAAAGTCTAAGTCCTGTTGGGTTTCCTGCTCTTCCATTTTTTCTGCTAATTCGTTCATATCCTTTTATATCCTCTTGGGTCATCGACAACGGCTTCAACCGTGTCATCGTTAATTAGTCTAAACTCTTGTGAGTGTATTTTAAATCGAGTGCCTGAGTATGATCGAAAGATCACAAAGTCACCCTCTTTGCAGTAAGCACCGTTTGGAAACTTATCCTGATCTTTGTACGCATCAGGACCCATGCTAACGACAAAACCTATGATTGACGCTATACCTTCAGCATCTCTCAATGCGTCTGGCATATACACGCCACCTTCGGTTTTTTCATCTACTTCAACTGGGGATATTAGGAGTTTATAGCCCTTTGGTTGGGGCATTTTGGAAGCAACTTTCTCATCATCTTCCTTCTTTACAGCTTGATACATTTTAACCTCATGCAGTGATTTAGGCTCACAGTTGCCTTGCGTTTAAATACGTTGAGGTTATTTAATCCTCAATGGCTTTCTTTTGCAAGTCTAAAATTTCTTGCTCTATTTTAAGCAATCCTCTGTATTCACCGACCATTGAGGTGTATTCATCGAAGGTTTTAGCCCCTCCCATGCACAAATGTTCCTGTATTTGGGTCTTTTGATCACTGATTCGTTTTAAAATCAGCCCATAATCGTCATTCATCAGAGGCTAAATCCCTTGCAAGGTTCAATCCTATGTCTACACCGTCTTTTATAGCCTTTTTCTCGGCTTTATCAGCCTCTGTAGCCACCTGAATACCTAATTTAGCCCCTTGTATCTTCTCATTTGACTTCGTTTTCTGTACATCAGACTGTAATTTAGCAATATCAAGCTGTTTTTTATGTTCAAACTCAGCTTCTTTCAAGGCTAACTCTCTTTGCTGTATGATTGTCAGTGGGTCTTGCTGTTTTTTCATTGCTTCAGCCTGAGCCATCTCTGCCTGATCCTTTTTCAGCACTTTAGCTGCAGCTTCTGCCGTTAATTTTGACAATTCTGCCTCTACGTCCTCTGGTAAAGGCTTTTCTTCGTCTGGCATTTCTACACCTAATTGCTTTTCTATCTCTTTTCTATACTGGAATGCAACGTGTTCGGTGATATGAGCTGCCAAGGCATTCTGGATAGCAGACGCAAATGGCGATTGACCAATGATTTGCTGTATCTTTGGGTCTTGGGCAGCAGCAGTATGTACAGCAATGTGGGCTTCATGGTCTTGATACTTGAACGCCTTGACAGGTTCTTGCTTCATGATCGCCATGTTTTCTGTTACTGGATCATTCGGCTTTATATCGTCAGGTAGCTTGATAATATCGGATGCATCTTTTATTCCTAGCACTTCTAGCATCTGTCGATGTAGCTTTCCCATATCGTATAGTTGTGGTGCTTGTTGGGCTAACTGTAGGGCTGCCTGATATTGTGTTACTCGTTGTGCCATCGTAGAAGCATTCGGATCAGATACTGGAATTACATCCACTCTTCCGTCAAAATCTTCTGTTCTTGAAAAGTTACCTTCTATCTCATAGGCATATTCTGGAGGCATGAAGTCATGGATACACTTGGCTAGTATGCGTAGTTCTTTTTTCAAAGAGGCGTGTAGTCGTGCTTGCACCCCAGACATAACTTTCATGGATCGCTCTAGCAAGGCTAGTGTTGTACCAACAGGAGCCTGTGGGTTCATGTTACCCACCTGTACATCAGCTACCGACCCAATTCTTCTTCCCTCTTCGACAATATTTCCCAACAACTGGTACAATACTGAGGATGGTTCTTTATAAGGTATAAACGTAATGGAATCTCGTATCGCACCACCAGGTACATCGACATCCCTGAACTCACCAGGCATGAGAGGCGAGTCATCCCCTTTAATACGGAGACCACGAGCTTTAAGCCCAGCAGGAAGATTCGATAGAGTACCTGCATCAATAAGCTGACGCAGTATAGACGTAGCCGATTTAGCCAACCCACCAATAAGATGAATAAGTCCTGTACCGTAGAAGCCAAGACTTGGTAGGTACTTGTAGTGAATAAAGTGTTGACGTTTAGTTTTCTTAGGATCAGTTTCATACCAGTTCTTTCTAATGGATAATATGGCTCGTGATGATTTATCTATTGTAATAACATAGGGTCTTGCTAACCCATCGCTATCCTGAAATGGCTCTGGCATATCAATGTCAACGTGCATCTCAAGAATAGTGTATCTCTCATCGTCTTCATAAACGTGTTCAGCCCCATCCATCTCATCATATTTTTCCTGTATTTCTGATTCGTCCTGTTGTGGGTCTGTTAGTTCAACATCACGATAGAAACCATTCACCATAAGCTCTTTGATTTCATTCTCTGTCTTTTTCATGATGTGCGTGTACCGTGGGCAAGACATAAGATCACTTGCACCGTAAGAAACTACAAAATCTTCAGCAGGTACAAACATGGAGCATGGTCTTTCCATGATGGGATCGTAATACACCTTCTTGAAAGCAGAGCCTGCTAGAGGTAGACGAAATAGCATTTGCTCCATTTCATCACGATACTCCGTCATGTCCTCTGTCAGAAGATAGTTCATTTCATCTTCAACACGTTGTGACTGTGCTGTTTTTTCTTTTGTGTTTTTACCAACTATCTTTGTGCGTACAGGTCCTGATGGTGGGAATATCTCACCCATAGCCTGTGCCTGAAAACGAACAACAGCTTCTGTTAGGAGTGGGTGGAATACACCTGACGCTCCTTGCCACGGCTGAGATCGCTCTTCAATCTTCATGCCCAACAAGTCAAGACCTTTGATGTAGGATCGTGACCATTCGTTTCGTGATGTTCTATCGCTCTCAAAGTCATCGATAAGATCAGCAGCCATCTTCTCCAGATCACCATCTTCAAGAAACTCAGCTAGGTTTGAGTTATGATTAGGTCCGACTAAATCCTCAGTAACATCACCTTCAAAGTCAACGATGACACCACCATCCTCTGTTTCTATCGATACAGCGTCTGGATTTACCACTTCAACTTTTAACTCTTGTTCAGAGGGGTTCTTCTCTATGTCAACCTCGAAAGGCTCTAATCGTTTATCGACTACCATCAATAATACTCCACTGGTCTTCTGTATTTTGGTTCGTCATCCCAGTCATCGCTTTCTGCTCGAACCCATCCACCTTGGCGAAATCTTAACAGAGCCTGTGTGGTACTGTCAACTAAGTCATCGTGATCGCCAGAGGGGAAAGAGGCACATTCCTCTATAACCTCATCTGCCCACCGTGTGGGTGGATACCAGACAGTGCCACTCGAAAACAAATCCGTCACGGCATTTACTCTGGCAATCTTATCGTTACCTCTTGTTGGTGTGAACTCCGTGACAGGTATACCCATAGCACGAAGCTCAAACACCAAAGGCGCACCTGATGCCTTTGCCTCAATAATCATCTGATCTGGCTCCCACTCCATGTATTTGTCATAGGCTGCTCGTTTTAATTCTGGGAACTCCAGTTTTGCCTTAAACGAATCAAGTAATATCAAATGTGTCTTTTCTATTCCTGTGGTGTCGTCAGGATGGTAAAACACACCCCAAGTGGTACACGCACTGTAGTCACTACGTTCTGTTTTCAAAAACGCTGTATCCCACGACTGGATTATCGCCTCACAGGGGGGTGGGTTGTTGCTATCCCACAATCGCCACCATTCTCGTTTTATTAACGCTCCCTCTTCGGATGTAGGATTTTGCTGATACTGAGCATTCCATTTAGCAACTGGCAATTCAGCTTTTAGACTTTCCAACTCCTCTAGCTTCCAGAACTCTCCCCATAGTGCCTTTCCTGATGGCATAATCGCAGGCAACTCAATAACTTCCCAATCATCAATACCTGACTTGTTCTCCATACTTCGGAGTATCTGACCTGTTAAATCTCTCTTTGCCCACCGTGTCATCACCAAGATAATTGCTCCTCCTGGTTGTAATCTCTGTCGTGGTCCTGACGTATACCATTCATACACCTTGTCATACACCTCTGGGTTATACTGCCCTAAC